AGGGGCTGTTTTCAAACCAACACGGCGGGATCTACCTCTGTTCGAAGTGCTTCTTCAAGACACCGACCGGAGAGAGGTGGCCGACGCCGCATCCGAAGGAGGAGGACGACGTGGAGACGAGAGAGAGGCTGAAGCTGGCGGAGAAGGTGCTCCTGTGGATCGAGAAGAACGCGGACCAGGAGGAGAAGATCAAGAAGGCCATCCAGAAGTACAGGGAGAAGGTTCATGGGGACTGACCTCTACCTGGCCCACAGGATGGAGGCTGAGGACAACTACGCGTCCACGATGAACAAGCTGCGCGACCTGCTCGCTGTCATCCATCGCGACGGCGGGCAGTACACCGGCACGCACGGCTTGGAGAAGTCCGTTGAGGACGCGATGAGGATGGTTCCCAACCTCCGTCTGGAGAAGGACTGCCTTCGGAAGCAGACCAGGAACTACCAGCGGGACCTCGCCCTGGCCCGGAAGATCTTGTACTTCGTCAAGCTCAGGGCGAGGGACAAGATGGTGCGCAGGGTTGCGGAGCGCTGTCTTGAGGAACTGAAGCAGACGTCGTAGGAGGAGTCATGGGCAAGAACGAGATCTACCAAGCCCTCTACGAGTTCATCGTCGTGATGAAGGAGAAGCTCGACGAGAACATCGAGAAGGGCAAGACGGGCTGGAGGGACATGACAGCCGACTGGCTCTACATGCGCCTCCAGGGAGAGATGGGCGAGTTGTTCGCGGAGTTGATGTCCGCGAATCCAGACCCGGACAAGGTCGCCCGAGAGTGCGCGGACGTGGCCAACTTCGCGATGATGATCGCAGACAGGGTGAGGAATGACACCAGAGGAAACGAATCCGGAGACCCACAGACGGAAGCTCCTCCGAAAGCATGAGGAGCTGTGCCTTCGGGCACGGAAGATCATGGAGGAGAAGAACCAGGACTACGGCGCCGACGCGGACCCGTTCCGCAACTTCCGGGCCTTCGGCGCCTTCGGCATCCTGGTCCGCTTGAGCGACAAGCTGGCCAGGACCAGGACGTATCTGGAGCGCGGGGACTTCAAGGTGAAGGACGAGAAGATCGACGACACCTTGCTCGACGCGTTGAACTACGTGATCCTCCTGGCGACGTTCCTGGAGTTCGGGGACGATTGTAACGGGGGGAGCACGACCATCTGAGAAGAGAGGGCGCTGTCATATGTTTCCGTGGGCCTCGCGGTCGCGTGCGGTGCGCCCTCCAGGGGAACGTCCTCTGTACGTCTGGCGCACGCGAGTTCCTAACCCTCGTAGCCGGCGACGGGCAGGCCAAGCCTGGCTCGGCGCGGTGGGCGTCGTCACAAACCAGCCTTCACGTTGCAGTGGGGGGAATGATGGGGAGACCCACCTATGACTCAGAAGATGAACAAGGGAGTGTGCATGTCAGCCAAGACCCGCAGTTCTGCTACGACTTCTCGCAGGGAGACCGCGACCACTGTTGCCAATGCGGTTCATGGGCGGGCCTCTTCGACTGACGTCTTGGTACGCTACCCGGACGGGTCGAAGTTGCTGCTTCCGATGACAAGGGCAGCGCAGCTCTACGCGGACGAAATCGGAACGAAAGCTATCGGACGGGAGGGCTTCCTCCTGGTCCTTCATCGGAGGTGAGGATGTTTGTTGAGTTGTCGGTATCGAGGGGGAAGGAGCTGTTCAACACGGACGGCATCCTCCGTGTAGTCACCGCGAGCGACCATGCTCGCATCTACCTGTTCGGCGTTGCGCAACCCGTTGACATCAGCGAGTCGTACGAGGAAGTGCGAGCCATCGTTAGAGGAGACATTCCGAATGACTGACCTTTCGAGGACGCCGCTGGTTCTGTTCCACGCGAAGTGCTACGACGGCCACACCGCCGCCTGGGCCTTTCGCCACTTCAAGGGGCCCCACGCCGAGTTCGTTCCAATGGGGTACGGACACCCCGAGGACCTTCCGGACTGCAAGGGCAGGATGGTCTGGCTGCTCGACATCTCGTTCCCGCGTGAGGTCATGAAGGAGCGGATCATCAAGCCATCGATCAGGACGACGGTCTACGACCACCACAAGACAGCCGAGGCCGAACTGAAGGGGATCTTGGAGGAGATGCGCGACGAGGGTCTCCAGCGGTCGGCGGACAAGATCATCTTCGACGTCAACCGCTCCGGGGCCGGCATCACATGGGACGAGCTGGAGAGAGAGGCCGGAAAGAAGGCCGGCATCCACCCGCCCAGGTACAACGGCCAGCGCTCGTGCCGGCTCATCGACTACGTCGAGGACCGTGACCTGTGGGCCTTCAAGTGGCCGGACTCGAAGGAGATCTCGGCCTACATCTCGACCGTCCCCATGACGTTCGAGGACTGGGACGTCCTGGGCGACGAGATGTCGAGCGGAGAGGGCTTCGCGAGGGCGAAGGCGAAGGGTCAAGCCATCCAGCAGTACATCGACGTCTTCGGGCTCAAGGCCAGGGCGATGACCCTCTTCCGTGAGGTCGGCGGGTTCGAGGTCCCGGTCATCAACGTGCCGTACATGAACTGCTCGGAGCACGTTGGGGCCTTGGCGGAGAAGCACCCGGAGGCCGCGTTCGCTGCGGGCTTCTTCATGAACGGAAAGGGCGAGTGGCAGTTCTCTCTGCGCTCCAAGGCGGACGAGTCCGGAAACGTCTTCGACGTCTCCGAGATCGCCCAGCAGTACGGGGGCGGCGGCCACCAAGGCGCGGCTGGGTTCGAGACGAAGACCCTGCCATGGGACGATGAAGCGTAGGATCTACTTCGAGATCTCCGAGCTGGCGATGGTGAGCGCAGCCTCGGCGGACCAGGCGGCGCCCTTGCGTGCGATGTTCGAAGAGGCCACACGGGAGGCGGGGCCCGGCGTTGAGTTTGAATCCAGCGTGCCCGTCCCCGAGCGCCACGCCCAGCGGTACTACTTCTCGTATGACCTTCCGGACTGCCTCATCAACATGTTGATCGATAAGACCTTGTAGACTAGAAGTAGGGGGAAGGATGGCGAAGAAGGAAGAGCTTTCACCGAGACAACAGAAGGCCATCATGGCTCTCGCAGTAGGGAGATCCCAGGCCGATGCGGCGAAGCTCGCCCAGTGTCGAGCGGCGACGTTGCGTGACTGGATGAAGAACAACTCGTTCAGAGACGAACTCCGCGAGACGATGGAGCGGATGAGGCAGCAGTTCGAGTCCAGGATCATGCAGGTGGCGAACAATGCCGCCGTCGTGGTCCAGCAGATGCTGACGGACCCGAGCATGGATGTCCGCGCCAAGGGTGCGACCCTCGCGCTCAACGCAGCCGTGCGCCTGAGCACCAGGTACAGGGAGTTGCAGGTCGAAGGCTTCGTTCCGATTCCTCCTCCGCTCATCGTGTTCCCGGACGGGACACGCCAGCCATGGATGAACAAGGCCCTTCCCCCTCCCCCTTCCCGGCCTGACGACGTGATCGAGGCAGAAGCCATCGAGGTCGATAGAGGATGATCAGAAAAATCTCGGATGCCCTTCGGAACATCCGCAGAAGCAACAACACCGCGTGCCACATTCGTAGGACCTTCGCACCCGGTCCCATCGTAGACAGGATCGAGCGGGACGGGCTCACGGGTGACGCGGCCCTGTGGCGCTTCGTCAGCTATGGGAGGCCTGCCGGATCGGCGGGCAATCTGTCTCGCATCGGAGCGATGGTCCTCGTGGCGAGTGCGTGTGGAAACTGGGGATGCAGGGACACCTTGGCAGACGCCCTCGTGTCTGCCGCAGATGCGATGAGGTTGGAACTGGCCGTCAGGTACAAGGAGGAGCCAAGGCCGGGTGGGCTCATCTGTGTGGCCGACGCCCTGGCCGACTCGATCAGACACTTCGGTTGGGGTCGTGAGGCGGTCGAGGCCGCGAGAGCGGCGACCGCAAGGGACCGCCATCCCGACAACGGGGCGGACTTTGTTTTCGCGTTCCTTGAGAATCTCCTGGGTGAAGCATGAGCCAAGAAGCGGCATCCATGGTCGAAGAGCCGAAGGTCTTCGAGTTCGCTTCGGACAAGCAGCAGGAGGCCGTCGAGGCCCCTCCTGGTGCGCCACTGCTTCTCATCGGAGGGTTCAACAGCGGCAAGACCACGGCGGCCATCCTCCGTGCGCTCTCGCTGTGCCAGACCTTCCCCGGCTACAAGGTCGCCGTGCTCAGGAAGACGTTCAACGACCTGAAGCTCACCACCCGCCCATCGTTCGACCAGTGGCTTACGGGCGACTTCGTAGAGGCCTCCAACGAGAAGGAGGTGAAGCTCAAGAACGGGTCGAGCTTCGTGTTCCACCACTTGGACAGGCCCGACAGCGCCACGATCCTGAAGGGACTCGAAATCAACGCGGCCATCCTCGACCAGGCCGAGCAGATGCAGGAGCAGACGTTCACGATCCTCCTGGGACGCCTCGGTCGCTGGAAGGGCGCGAAGGTTCCGCCGTACGTTGTGGAGCAGCGCGGTGGAATCAACGAGTGGCCGTGGAAGGATCAGTCCGGAAACGCCGTTCCTCCACTGGACATCATCCTGACTGCGAACCCGTCAGAGGACGGCGACCCGGAGTTGCACTGGCTCTGGCAGCGCTTCTCCCAGGAGTCTCCGGCCTTCCACAAGAAGTGGGTTCCCCTCGGCTATCGCTCGATGGTGATGCCGACCTACGACAACAAGTTCGCAGGCGAGCAGAACGTCGCGATGCTGAACCAGCAGGACGAAGAGTACCGGATGCGCTTCGTCGAGGGGAAGTGGGTCAAGAGCAAGGGGCACCTCTTCAGGCTGGACGAGTCCTCACTCTTGGAGTACGACCCGGACCTCATGGTCCAGCTTCAGAACAACATGAACCTGGGCCGCGTCCTCGACCATGGAGACAGCGCCCCGACGTGCTGCCTGTGGTACTCGGTGGACAGCGAGAACAACCTCTTCGTGTGGCAGGAGTACTACCAGGCCGGAGTGACCGAGTCCGGCGACTTCGACATCGCTGACCATCGTCGGGCGATCACGCAGCTCTCCAGGCCTCTCACGTTCAGGACGAACCTGGCGGACCCGTCGATCTTCAACAGGACGCGTGGTATCACCGGGTACGACAAGCACGCGAGACGCTGGTCGGTGGCCGACGAGTACAAGGACAACCGCATCATCCAAGAGGACACCGCGATCATCTGGAAGCCTGCGGACAACAACGAGGCCCTGTCTCGCTCCAGGCTGAAGCAGTACCTCAAGGTGGACAAGTACCATCACCACCCCGTCACTGGCGAGTTGGGAGCCCCACACCTCTACTTCGTCAAGCAGGGGCAGGAGTGGCCGCACGGCGTACGCTACGCGGTCAACGAGATCCGTGCCGCGAAGAGAATCAAGGTGGGGGAGGCCGACGGGAAGCCAATCTATGGGGACGACCGCGACCCGGAGATTCCAGACCACTCCTTGGACTGCATCCGCTACCTCGTGAACAGCAGGCCATTGCCGGCGTCTTACGTCTCTACGCATTCGCCAACGCGTGAGCAGAAAGCGTACGCTGGGTCAGACGGCAGGGTGCTGGTCACCGTTCCAGCCCTCAAGACTACCGGGAAGAGGTACATCAACCTGAACACCCCGGAGCGCGGATCGTGGAAGAGTCGCGGCGGCGGCTATTGATAGGATGAAGCCATGAGCACAATGATTCCGGGTGCCCCTCAAGAAGGCGGCATGGACACCGTGGGCCCAGACCTCATGGGCAGCTTGGAGTCCCTTCTTGGGATGGCCCAGCAGGGAGAGGAGGCCGAGGACGAGCACGCGGAAGAGGAGTTCGTGCGGCACTGGTTCAAGCGCATCTCCAGGGCGAAGGAAGCCAAGAAGAAGTGGGAGACCAACTACGAGGTGGACAGGTCCCACGACTACGTGCGTGGCTTCCAGCGTGCGAGTGACGACGAGACGGACGCCCAGGGCGACAAGCGGATGGTCACGAACAAGATCCTCGCCGCGCTCAAGGCCAAGATCCCAGCGATCTTCTACTACAACCCCTACATCCGAGTGCGCCCCTCTCGCGGGCGCGAGGACTCACCCGGCGGAACGGTGACACAGCGGGCAGAGCTGCTCCAAGACACGATCAACACGATCATCCGGATGCCGGAGACCCGCTTCAAGCAGGAGTGCATGGTGGCGCTGAAGGAGGCCCACTGGGCCTTCGGAGTCGTCGAGGGCGGCTACACAGCGGAGTGGGGTGACAACCCGTTCCGAATGGACGCGAAGCCGTCCCTGGTCGAGAACGAGGACGCGGCGGAAGCCCTGGGCGAGTTGGACCCGGAGAACGAAGAGGAGATGGAGATTGCGAAGTTGCAGGAGGTCCCGCACGCGGAGACCTTCTACGTTCGCCACATCCCAGCCCGCCAGTTCTTCGTCTCGACGAACGACCGCACGACCATCGAAAGGATGGACTGGGTCGGCTACTGGGAGTGGATGTACGTCTCCGACGTGAAGAGGACGAAGGCCTACAAGAACACGGTGGACCTGAAGGCCAGCGCGAAGCTCTCCGAGAGTGAGGGCGGGAAGGACGCCGAGCTTGAGCCCATCGGAGCCGCTGACACGACTCAAGATATTCCACCGGACATGGTCCGTGTCTGGAAGATCTGGGACCAGAGGAAGAAGAAGCGTCTCATCCTGGCCGAGGGCCACAACAAGGTCCTGCGAGAAGAGGAGTACGAGTTCTTTCCCCTCTACACCCTCCGCTTGGAGGTCATGCCTGGTGAGTGGTATCCGATCCCGCCCATCTACCAGCAGCTCAGCGAGCAGGACGAGTACAACGATGCCCGCGAGTGGATGCGCCTCGTGCGCAAGGGCACTCGCCCGCGCTACATGTACGACAAGGAGAGCTTCGACGACGAGGAGCTGGACAAGCTGGAAACCGACGAGTTCGGTACGTTCGTCGGAGTCCAGAACAGCAACATGAACGCCATCGTGGCGATCAACCAGCCAACCTGGTCGGAGGCCACAATCCGCACGCTGTCGCTTTCAGAGGCCGGCTTCTCGGAACAGGCCGCGTCCTCTCCGACCGCTCGACTCACTCGCGGTTCTGGCGGAGCGCCGACCGCTACCGAGGTCACGGCGATGGGCGAGCAGGGCGATGTCCGTGCCTCCTACGAGCAGCAGGAGGTGGCGTCGTGGCTTGCCG